AACTGCCCACGGTACCGCTTCCGCTGCCGTAATTAGTTCCTCCAGAATCAAGGGAGTAATCAAACGTAGCTCCAGGTGTACCAAGTATTGTGTAAACGCGAGTCGTGCCTTTCCAGTTTACGCTTGAAAAATTACCGCTAATATTATTAATAATCAAAGGCGTCGCTACCGGTATCACTTCAGCTAAACCGGTTACGTTAAAGTTAAATGTTTCATCGGTAGTAGGAAACGTATAGTTAGCGACTACTCTCATAGAGTTAAAATTGCCACTACCGTCCTGGCCATATGTCTTATTTACTGTAAAATCATTGCTTGAAACACTACTCTGCGGATTTGTGTTAGTTATTGTAAAAAAAGCAGAATCACTGAGAGGTGCTGGGAATTTGTTATTTGCGTCAGCTGTCAAAGTAACATCTAAAACAGGTGTGGTTGTGCCTCTGTTTCCTGAAAAAGCAAGTGTTGCATTAGCTACATTAGAAGTAGCATTAGTTAAAGTGTTAGAAAAGTTAAGAGTTAAATCTATAGGTATTAATACACTTTTACCAGACGCGCATATAGGAAAGCTAACACCCCCTGATGGTATTATATAAGAAGGATCTATAGTTAAGTTACATTTAACATTAGTTCCATCTTGTACAAAGTTAACAGCAGTTACGCCGTTGCCAGGTGTTCCATCCCAGCTAAAATCAGTGGCGGTTAAAGTGTAGCCTTGATTAGGGGTTAGTACTAGTTCAACTGTACCTCCAGTGTACCCGTACAAGGTACTTCCAACTACTCCTTGGTAGTCTGCTTGCGTTACAGTAAAGTTTTCAATGTTTGTTACACTCATGTTTTATGGTATTATAGTGAAGCATGTAGGATCCATAAAGAAACTAATGTCTGTATTCGTAATGTAGTCTCCTCCTATGTTATAAGCAGGTCCTAGCCCTTGAACAGATATTTCTTTAGAGTCTATATTATTGTCCGTAGAAGAATTAAAATAAGTCTTAGTGCCTGTAATTTTTTGGAAGAACTTGTTTTCTTTATTAGCGAATTCTTTTATAAAACCGCTTTGCAAGTCAGTCGTTAAGTTTTTAGCATACCAGCCTTCTTTATGCACTGTCTCAATAGTAGGTGTTATATCACTAGCTATTACCTGAGCAATGCTTAATTTAGGTGACTGGGCATTTAACTGGTATCTATATTCTTTAGAGTTTGTGCCTGTATAGTTTAAAGCTTTAAACTTTTTAGCTGAAGCAGGTAGGTCATTAGCTACAAACTTTACAGCACTGTCAAAGTGCACTCCATAAAATTTACCTCTATCTACTGTTTCTATGTTATGCTCCCATATTTCTCCTCCTTCAAAGGTGTAGTAAACATCGTTTAAAGAAACGCCTCCGTATTTAGAAAAAGATTTTCTACTTTCCCATCCGTTAGTTTTTTCTTTAAAAGATAATACGGTATCGTTAGGAGTGTATTCCGTCCAGCTGCTAGAGCCATGCGACTTTGAAAAGCCTTTAAATTTGTTCCGCCACTCACTAGTAAGATTGCGAACAGACACATTATAAGAGGACTTGTCATCGTCAAAGCTACCTACAATATTAGAAGAGCTACTTAAGTTGTCTGCAAAGAAATCAACCATACCATAGTCAGATATAACTTCTATGCCATTATTGGATAACCTACACACTACGCCTCTGTTGCTGTCGGTAAAGTAAGCTCTAAAACCATATGAAGCAAAAGATTCTGGATTTTTAGATATACCAAATTCTCCCGCAAAGGCATCGGCATTACCCAATACTCTGTTTGTAGAAACAAGGTTTGTATTACCATCAGCATTGAACAAAGCGTCTTTATCAGCATATACTCTGAGTACCTTATCTTCACAGAACACAACTAGGTTTGTATCTCTAGCATGTAGTTTTTGAATAGATGAATAGACAGGGTCTAAATTTTTTGTTATAGGTAATGCTTGTATGAACTGGTTAAGCTCATTAGTTCCTGATGTGGAATTAAATATACCACTATATATTAAACCTGTGGATAACCTGTCTTCCCGATAAGGTTCTGATAGTGTTGCTGAAGCTTTAACTCCTTTAGCTATAGTAGGAGCATTAAAATCATCTCTAATTCTGTTCGATTCTACACCGTTACCAAAGGAAAACGCATTATAGTAGTCTAATGTTTTTAAATCGTTTAATTCACTTATAGGGAAAGCTTTACTAGCTTCAAAGTATATATCTAGATCAGCTTGCTCTACAGGTTCTGTTTCAAATATAGCTGGATTTGAGCTTGAGAAAGAGTCAGTGGAAATAAAGCTAGATAATATATTTATACTAAAAGTATTAGTAGATTGCTTGCCATCGCCGTCGTAGTTTAAGGGGAAATCAGTATCATTAACGCCGTCACCCTCTATCGCTTTGTCTAAAACTAAATCAAATCTAGATCTTTTATTACTAGGCCAGTTTCTGTCTGCTGACCAGCTTTTGTCGTAATTATTAATACTATATAAGTCAGACCTCAAAATAGTGTATACGGTATTATCACTATTAATACCATTAAAAGATATCTTGGTTCCAGGGGTTTTTAAAGCTGAAACAAAAGAAGCATCTGCAGCGCTTTCACCACTTCCTAGAGAACCCGGTCGCTGTCCGTGGTAACTTATGCTTATTGTTTTCTCGCCTGCCTGTATTCCAAAACCATTCCTTGGTCCGCTTTTATTTATTTTGTAAGCATACGACTCATCTGCAGACCACCTAGGCCAATCAATATCATTTTTCCAAGATTCATATCGATTAGAATTAGTTACTCTGGTTAATACAGCATCGGTTACTGACGCCACTTTGTCGTACGAGCTTGCTGAGATCTCGTCAACTTCTTCAGCTATATACGTCCTAGCTATATCTTGACTGTCGAGCTTTACAAAAAATCTACCGGTAAATTCAGGTCTATTTTCAATTTCCTTTACGAACAAAGTAATTCCTGCTCCAGAAGCAGGGCTTCCTACTGTACCTACTATTTCACTTACGTCTAATGGCAGTTTTTCATCTAAAAATAACCTGTAGTTGTCACCGAACAAAGCTATGTTAGTCACTTTTATAAGCTTTGTAGCCCTGCCGTTGCCTACTACTCTTATGTAATTTCCGGATTGAGATTCTCTTCCTTTAGCAGTAGAGGCATTCCATGCATCTTCGTCAATGTCTATAAATATACTTCCCGCGACAGGGTAACTGCTCGTGTCAAAAGTACCTGCTTCGATTGCTTGCCCTATCTGATAGGTTTTTTCTTTTATAAAATCTGGCGCTTCATTAGATATGTCCAACACTTTAAACTTAGCCTTTTCCAAAACAGCATCGTCAGATGTATGCGCTTTCTTCAGCTCTAAAAAGCTTTCCTCTGTTACTTTGTTTCTATCAGCGGATGGAAATGATAACCAAAAGTTTCCGTCTTCAGCTATATAGTATCTGTCCATAGCTAAATTATAGTAACTACTTGAAGAATCTTTTACAAAGTATTTAAAATGAGTTGCCCAGTCAGGTTTGTTTGCAACAGCAGGCCCTTTAGCTTGCAAAGAGTTCTTAGCTGTACTGTATTCTTTGCCTATATCAATAGCTGAGTCCGCAGAAGAAAACACAGGTGACTGCCTACCGTATTTATCCATGTACACTATCCCCACCTGGTAAGTTCTAGCGGATTTAACAGTGCTAGTAGGGGTTAACTCTGTGGTTGTCGGGTCTTCGTTTAAGAAAGAAAAGTTTACAACTTCTTGGTTTTTGCTAACATTAAAGTTTTGCAGGTAGTTTCCATAAACTAACCTATTAGCTATAATCTCTTGTCCCTTTGCTAGCCTAGGAACATTATCCCAAGGCCGTAGTATTTGATTGCTGTCTATTACAGCATAAATTAATTCCGTATCTATCACGTACTTATAACCAGCTACTATATCACCTCTTTCTACAGTGTCGACAGAATATATAACGTTAGAAGAATCATTCTTGTATAAAATCTCTATTTCTTTTACGTTATTGATAACTTCAATGTCTGAAAGCTCTATTGTCTTAACGCTATTCTCCATAGAAGAGTTAAACCCTTTCGAGCTATCCCATTCGTATTCTCCAGTGGGTTTAAATGCAACCTCTGAAAAAGGACCTAAAGGTGAATATTGATTATTGTTAAATTTATAACGGTAAGCAAATCTAACAAAATCAAGTTTAAAAATACCATCAGGCTCGACTAAATTGGCTTGATAAGTCAAAAGGTCGTTTGAAAGAACACCGCTATCTAAATCGAAAGAACCCATGATACATTCTACCTCGTAGCGAGAATTAGCGCTATCATAGAAAGGTAAGCTTTTTACTTGAAACTTAGCTTTAAACGTAGCAGTCCCAGATTCGCCTGCATTTGGGTTTGATTGAGGGACAGTTGCCTCTATATTGTCACCTACCTTAAAGTCAAGAATATTATCTAGTGTATTTAACGTAAAAACTGATCCTGGCGCTAAAGGCTCATATACTCCGGTTGTTCCTATTTCTACTCCGAAGTTGAAATTTAAAGAAAATGAGTTTTGACTGCCTGGTCTAAAAGTATCTAGCAAGGTTAGTGTGGGTGGGGAAAGTGGTTGTTTTTTTATTACCGTAATATCAGCTTCTTCAAAATTTCTACCAGAAAGCTGAGTATGTGTGTCAAAGTCCTCAGGAAAGGAATTTGATTGTGTATTATAACCTCTCCATGTAGCTATATTAATAGTCTTAGGTTCGGTTTGGTCATCAGTCCAATAAAGATTACCTTCAATAACATTAATACCTGTTATCAAGTAATCTTCGCTGAAATTAAGTATATTTTGAGTGTCTACAAGTATAGGTCTAAGCACTTGGCTTGATTGAACAAATTCTGCAATTGCGCTAACATTGTCAGAAGCAATAAACCAGTATATATTATCATTTGTATTGTCCACAAAAGAACCTACTACTACAGGGTTAGTAAGGCTATCGATGCCTCCTGTCGCCCAAGTAGAAACAACAGCTGTTTGAGGATCTACAAATTTATTTACTTTCTTTTCATTACCTAGTATGTTTTGCAAAGAACCTACGTTACTGCCTTCCGATGTAGATATTTCGAGATTAATTGCATCTCTATACTCACCAGAGGGAACAAGTCTTTCGTCAAGATCTTGATTCATTTTACCTCTGACGAACGTGTTATTTATTTCTGGCATATTCTAGTGTTTTATTTGCTTAGACTTTCCTCTCATTACCTGAGCAATCTCGAGGGTCTTCATATTTGATAATCTTATTTTAGCGTTTCTTCTCGCTGCAGACGATTCTTTTTTAAACCTAGCTACGACATATTCAGGTGTACTTACTCTTGATGATAGTATCGCGTAAGCTATGTACTTATATATAGCTTCTTCTGCTAGTTTAGGTATTTTAGGGTTGTCCCCAGTTACACCATCTGATATATAGCTAAGAGTTACAATTTTTCCTACCATGTTAGAGCTGAATCTTACGACTCCTTCTATTCTATCTATGTAAAAAACTCCATTAGATTGAGCTTGCTCAGGACTTAACCCGTACCTAGATCCTCTATTATGTTTGTATAAATTGTCTTGCTCATCACTGCTCTGTCCATTCGGGGCAGTTTTAAATCTACTAAGTGTTTCTGATTCTGAGGCAAATGTTAAATCTCCGTCATTATTGTATAGGTAATCGCCGGCAGCTGATTGTAATATAGCTTTAGGATTACTTGTATTGGAAGTAGGGTATATTATTCTTTGCACACCTTGATCGTCAGTCCACGACATCTTTACGTAATTTACATAGTCTCTAGGTAAAACAAAATGAAGCTGTGAAGTAACTTCTATTTCTAAAGCTTCTTCTATAGGGAAAGTATCATAGCTAAACTCTTGAACAGCTCGGTTAGCGTGAAACGCTATGTCTGTCCTTTTAACTTTGGGTATAAGCTTGTCTTCTCCAACGTAAGAAACTATAAAGTTATTAACAACATAATTTAAGTCAACATACTGGTAATTACCAAAGTCGCTTCCGTTGTAGTATTGCTGGTCTGTTTGATCTGGTAATAGTCCCATTTATTATGCTTTTTCTTGTTGAGTATTCTTTAATTCTTCTCCTGCTGCTATTTGGTAAAGCTGTATATCTTCTATTGCTATACCTGCTAACTCTAATATTTTTATAACAAGTTCTGTTTCTTCTGAAGGGTGTAGTTCAAAATCAGTGGAGGTACCTGCGTTATACAAAGCTTCTCCAAACACAATATTATATCCCCAAATAGGTATTGCTGGTTTTTTAATATAATTACACGTAATTCCCGTGTTTAATTGGGTTACTGTGTTTTTACCGTACACTTGTATTCTACCCGGTGTCTGTATATACACAGGCCTAGTATCTGTAGGTGCAGCCAAAGGGGACTGGGCAGCTTGCAAGAACTCTTTACGATCAAGTCTTTCACATTCTATTGTTCCATCTTTTATTACCGTACCTAGCCTATATAGGTCTGTAGGTAAAACAAGTCCCGCTCCAAAAATCGATAGCGTAGGGCTAACCGTTTCAAAAGGACTTATTTTTTCGTTTAGTATGTTGAGCATGTCAGAGTATTCTGTACTGTTACCAGATACTCTACCAAATTGGTTAATGTCATAAAAGTACTGCTCAAATAAGTCTAACTGCGCTTGATTAGCGAACAAGTTAAATTGTTGAGGCGTTAAATACCCTCTTTGTTCCTTATTGAGTAGACTAAGTGTTGTTTGATAAACAGTGTTTATATTTACGCTCATATGTTTTGTTATTTTATAATGATAAGCCGCCTGTTACAGCGGCTATCACTATAAGGTGGCTAATTTAATCTTTTTTCAATAGCCTTATATACTTCCATGCCTTCATCTGTTTTAAAGAAGGAAGCTAATGCACTATAAGGGTGCTCGTCAAATGGTACAGTCATAAGTTTTCTGTTGCCATCTCCATAAAAGAAAGTTCTTTGGTCATTAGATAGTTTAACGACACCTGCTTCAGCAGCTTTGATTCCAAAGTTACGTAGCATCACGTTATCGTCACTGGCTAATTCTAAGAACAATAAAGGTTTTCTTTTAGCGAATACAAGTATATCTCTTTTAAGCTCGCTAGAAGTGCTGTTACTTACGTCACTACCGTACTCTACTCTTAGTACTGCTTCTGCTTCTTCTAAAGACATCGCTTTTGCTGCGTTCATAGCCTCTAGTTCTGCTTCAATCCACGATACTTCGTCTGTAGCTTCTTGCACAGGATTGTATTCTTCGTAAGTACGATCCTTCATTGGGTGATACAAAGATAAAAGTTTTTGAAGAACTTGTTGTTCTTTGGGGACGCGCAAAGCACCGTCTCTTATAACAATTCTACCTAAAGTAGCTACACCTTTTTGCTCATCTACAAACACAGAAGGCTGGTTGGTTGCGTACTTAATTTCTCTTTGATATCCTTTCTCTTCATCAAACCACAATAATGGTTTTCTTGCTGAATGTTTTGATGGAATAGTATATACTAATGGCTTTTTGTTACCTTTTAAAGTATATAATCTATCCTTAATTTCCCAAGTAGGTTTCTTAGGTTCTACTTGTTTTGTTTGAACTGGAGCTGGTTTTGCTGCAGTTGCTTTTGGTTGAGGCGCTGCCTCTGCTTTTTTAGTTGCTTGTTGTTTTGCCATGATATAATATAATTAAATAATTTTAAAAAAGTAATAGTTACCCCCGTCGATAAAACGAGGGTAAAAATTACAGTAATTTACTACTTGAGTATTATGAAGTTGCTTTCAACAATACGAAGTTATTAGCTGCTTGTACACACAATGCTCTTTCAGAAAGGAAATGTACATTCATTTCATCAGCATCAGAAGTGTAGTTACCTCCAACAGATCCAGTTACCCAAGATTTCAAACGTCTGTCATCAGCTTCAGAAGCTCGGTAACGTACGTGCAAGAAAGGTCTTGAGATGTTTTGACCAAGTGATTGATCGTAAACAGTCGATGTACCTGCTGGTACAAGAACTCCTTCGATATCAGCAATAGTTCCTCTAGTTGTTGAATCGTTCAAGTATTTCCAGTCAGTCTTGTAGAAATCGTAAGATCCTCTACGGAAACCTGAGAAACCAAGATTCAAAGCCATATCTTCGCTGTTCTCGAATACACCAAAGGATGTTCCTCCAGTTCCATAAGAGTTTTGCGCAGCTAGCATGTTATCCATACCCAAAGAAGTAGCACGGTTTAAGAAAAGCATGTTTTCTTCAATTGCTCCTTGCTTGTCCAATTCTTGAAGGATAGCATCGAAATCATCCAATCCATTAGCTCCTCCAAAGTCTTGATCGTTGTATACCAAACCTCTTGTGCTCAATGCAGAGAATAGGCCTTCGGTTCCAGAGTTAGCTCCAGAAGGACCTGTTGCTCCTGCTGCTGCTCCACCGTCTGCTTTTTCAGCCTCTACCATTGTCATTTCTAATTGATCCTCGAAACGGATACGAGCTTCGTGCTCTGATTTCAAATACCAAAGGTATCCAGATGTACCAGCTTCAGAAGTAACTTCAACCCATCCAATTTGAGCAACGTCAGAACCATTTACGCTGTACTTGTCACGCAGGATGATTGGTTTGTTGCTGAAAGTTGTGAAGGAAGCATCGATTGAGTTTCCAGCGTTGCTAGATCCTTTTGCGTACTCAGAACCGTAAACGAAAAGCTTAACGGCTGTTGCTCCATCAGCTCCAAGAGCATCAATGGTAGCAGCTCCATAAGCTAAAACAGTAGCAGTAGTTGCAGTTGGCTTAGCGGAAACGTAAGCTTTTACAGTGTTGTAGTCTTTAGACAATACTACAGTTGCTCCAACTCCTACAAGTTTAGCGTCATCCGCGCTAGCAAAAGTAATAGTGTCTCCATCCGTTTTAACGATGTCGTCAAAAGAAATGTGCAATCTTCCTTGCTCAGACCAAACAACTTGATCAGAAGCCATAGGCATTTCCGCTCCGACCATACGCAAGAATCCAGCAATTGTACGGTTACCGTAACGCTCTACTTCTTTTTCGTATACTTCAGGAAGAAATTGTTGTGTAAAGTCCATATCTCCTACAGACAAATAGTTGTCTCCAAACAAACCTTTAACAGGTCGTGGAGTTAAGTGTGATAAATTAGCCAACGTAGTTGGGCTTGTTTCAAATGCCATAATTTGTGTTTTTAATGATTATTTATTTTCTAATTTTAAGTTTAGAAATTCCCGCGCTTTCACTGGGTACCGCTCGTATTGACCAACCATTAGACATATTGACTTTTTCATGAACCCCTCTCGGATCCATATCAATATTCTTAGATTTAGAAATACTTCCCTTAATTGCATCGGCTTTGCCTTGCTCATAAAAGTGTTGCGCTACTGCGTCTGCGTTCATAGCTGTAAACAGCGATTTATGATAACCCTTAGCATCTGACATCTCATTCTTTTCATTCAAGAACTTCTTGACAAAGTTGTTGATGTCACTTTGGGTATTCTTAACCTCGACCGGATTTTTCACGTTAAACCTATATTTTTTATCTCCTACATTGAAATCAAATCCTTTGAAATCTTCTGAAAATACTTTATCGGTTTTACTTAGAAACGTATTGGCCTCTCGTTCAGCTATAGTGGTAGCTTCTCTACTTTCTTTTTTATAACGATTGAAAAAGTCAACCGCTTCTTTTTGCTCTGGTGTTAATTTAGATCCAGATTTTACTTCTTGATAGTACTTAGACTTCAAGTTAGTTAAATGGTTTTTAGCTTGGTTTAGCTCTTGTTTCCATTTAAGTTTTTTTCTTTTAATATCTCTTTCTTCGTCTAAGTCTTCGTCATAGTCAAACTTGTCCTCTAATAAGAAATCTATTTCGTCTTTATCTAAATGAGAATGAGTATCTTCGTAATATTCTCTCATCAACTGCTTCTCGTCTAGCGAGTCGTAGTCCACATTCAGTTTGTTGTAATCTGCTAAAGAACCCCCTGTTTCTTCCATGAAGGCAGCTAACTTTTCTAGAGCTTCAGGTAATTCTCTACCGGTTGGTTGAGGCGTTTCTGTAGGTTGCTCTTTTTCAACTACTTCTTCGTTAACTACTTCTGGTTCTGTAACCTCTTCAATTACTTCTTCTAAAGTAGCAATTGCTTCTTCTGGAGTCGCGTGCTCTTCTGCAGGCTGCTCGGTAGCTTCTGGTTGTTCAACCTCTGCTTCTGGCTGAGCTTCTTGTGCTTTATTCAGCTCTCCTAGATTAATCTTAATAGTACCGTCTTCTGCTTGAGCTACGCCACTACTAGTTTCGTTTTGTTCAACTTGCTCTTCAGCAATGTTTTCTTGTTGGTTTTCTTCCATGATAAAATATTATAAAATTACTACTATTAATATTACCTAGGCTCGAAGGAACCTAAGTCAAATCCTCCGCCTACAATATCGTTTCCTGAGGACTCAAAGCTTTTTGGGCCTGAGTTGTTTTGTCTTTGCTCTATTAATTCACTTTGCTGCGATGCTTGCAGCTTAGTTCTATCGTCTTTTCTATCCTCTTTTTGAGAGTCTTTAGATTTAGAACCTTCAACCTCAATATTCTTAATTTGCATGTTATATTGAAATTCTACTTCCATAAGATCTTTCTTAGCTTGCACTTCTGCTTGCAGCTTCTGCATATCAAACTGGTTTTCCATTTGCATTAACTGAGCTTTTTGCTGGGTAAGCGCTTGGTTCTTTTGAACTTCTGCTTGAGCAGATACTTGCTGCGCTTGAGCATTCGCGCTCGCTTGAGCTTGTATGTTCTGCTGTTGCATAACTTGATCTCTTTCTTGCTTCTTTTTTCTTCTAATTTTTAATACTTGATTAGCTAGCTTTAAGTTTTTAACTTCTCTAATATCAATAGCGTCTTCAAGATCAATAAGACCTGCTGACAATGCAGTCTGTATATTATTTTCTAGCATAGATCTTTCGGTGTCGTCTGGTGATAACTCTATAAATATACCGAAGTCGTGCAAGTGTAGTTCTTCCATCTCAGACAAAGTAGCTACGTTGTGACCACCTATCTTTTGGATAAAAGCATCTTTAGAAGGAGAGAACTCTAATACGTCTGATATTCTTAAAGATAAGCACTCTGCTAATCTTCTAGTAAGGAATAATCCTCCATCTAATATATGTCTAGTTGCTGTATTGGAATTTGCTGCTGCAAGTTTCTGTACTCCAACCAAAGCCCGCGAGTCCGGCGTAGAACCGTCTCTAGCTTCATTAAGACCTGTCACGTCCCTTATCATCTGTAAGTAATAGTTGTAAGTCTGTATAAGCGAGGCTAATTTCCCACCGCCAGCTCCAGTAGATATTTCTTGAATAGGTATTTTGCCAGGATTCATATCACCGTCTTGAGTAAACGATCTACCTAGTACAGAACCTGTTTGGAAGAACATATTAAGAGCTTCTTGTGGATTGTAGCTTGTGCCGTTACCTAAATCTATTTCAGCTAAACCATCCGCGTCTAAATAAACCCCGTCTGGAACCATTCTAGATAATACTTGCTGTAGCTTTAAATGTGTAAGCTGTACCATATCGGCGAAACCAGTGATCCGGCTTACTAATGATTCTATCTTACCTTGATACATTCTAGGCGCTACAATATTGTAGTTTAGTAACACTTTAGAATTGTCGCTTTTAGGGCGCATCATGTTCTTAGCCATCTCCCATTTAAGGATTTTATTCGTTCCTACAACCATAACTCCTTCGTAGAGCACCTCTAGAGACCTCGAGAGCTTGCCGAATTCTTTTTCTAGCGATTCAACAGGCGGATCAAATTGGTCGTCTCTAACGATTACTTTAGAAGCTCCTGTAGCAGTTTCTTTAACTTTGTAAACTTCGTTCATGTACGTCTTATAATTAAAGTACAATAATTGAACTGTATTTGAATCGCTTTGGTCGTAGTTGGAAATGGTTCTATTAGAAAAACCGTTGTTCTGGAAAGATTGTCTAGATATAGTTTCTAGTTCTTCGTCTGTTATTTCAGGGAATTGTTTTTTAATCTCGTTGATAGGTACCAACTTAACTTCTCCTACGTAGTATATATCCTCAAAGTAAGGTGATTCCGTGTATGAGTATATTAGGTTAGCTGGATCAACGTAGTCTACTACAATTCCTTCTGATTTTGAGAATCTACTTACTGTAGCTCCAATACCTAAAGTTACTAAGTCGTAGTTTACTCTTCTTTTTAATAAGTCGTAATTATTGCTTTCGAGTATTGTAGTTATAGCTTGCTCTTCTGCAATTTCTACTCCTTGCTTGTACGATAGTTGCATGTGTACCTCCAACTCCTCTTTAGAGTCAGGCAATTGCTCTGGTGGGTTTTCAAATAAATTTACTCCAAAGTTTTCTGCAGCGAATTCATTTAGTTCTTGAGTCTGTATATCTCTTATAATAGATTCCATGTACTCGGTTCTCTTGCTGACTCCGTAAGGGTCTTGAGAATAAACTTTAATATCAAAAGTTCTATCAGATATACCGTTAACAACAATATCTACAAACTTAGGTATAATCGGAACAGGCTTCCAGTCTATGTTTAAGTAAGATAAATCACCATTAATAGATAATTCGTCTTTGTACTTCTGAACACCTTGTTCTCCTCTAGCATAAAGCCTTAGATTGTGAAACGTATTTTGATTACTTCTAAATCTAGTATTTCCTGAATTAGTGTTAAACCATTCGTCTTGAATAGCTTTACCAACTCTTAAGCCATATTCGTCAGAGATCTTCTCTTGATCGCTAGCTACTTGACTTGGGAAAAAACTTTTTGTAATTGAATCAGCCATGCTTTATTTTATTATTTCTGAAATTCCTCCATTATTGTTATACTTAGTAAAGCTAATATTAAGCTTTTGCTTTTGTCTTTCTGCGCTTGGTCTATATAGGTTTTTGTTGCAGGCCATTATTGCAAGACCAGAACTTATAGAGGCATCAAACTTTGTTCTTTTTGTTATGTCAAACTTACTCCAGTCGTTTAGCGTTTCATTAAAATACATATCGCCATAACCTTCGTCTCCTTTGTATCCCACGTATTGTTGTATGTAGGTTTCTATAGCGGCTGCGTGAGCCTGCTTTATATCTTCGCTCGAGTTAGGTATACCACCTATTTCTTTTTCGGTAACAGATAGCTTATTCCAAAGCTTATCCGGTCTTGTCATTGAGTAGCCTCTATATCCTCTTCTTTTGAAATGATATAGTAACCTAGGCTTATTGTTCTCACAAAGTATAGGCATACCGTAAAATACGCAAGCCATTAATACATCTTCAAAAAACATTTCAGCGGTCTGAGGTCTTGCTACATATTCTAAGAAAAACGAATTAGGAGGAGCGTCTTCCATACTAAACTTTGTCAGTCCGTGTAATGCTCCTTTGGATCCTTTACCATCTGTGGTTCCTGATATATCATAACTATCACAACCAAACGCACCCATATGTTCATTGCCTGGGTATCTTACTCCGTTCTTTTTAATCTGCCTGTTTTGTATAGTTGAACCAGGTACCCAAGATACTTTAAACCTACCGCTAGGGTTAGGCATAAATATAACTTTTGTGTCTTTAACACCGTTTTCCCATTGAAAACTACCTGTTGTAACTATATTAGTATTACGTAAATCTTCGTTATAATCAATTTGTTCGTATATTTTTACTAAATTAAATATACTATCTTTAGTTTGGTCTCTAAATGCATGCTTCTCTGTTCGAGGAAATTGTCTATAGAATTCGTTTAAACCATCTTGATCACTCTTTAGTCCATCAACTTCATTTTCCCAGTGTTCTATAACACCCATGTCTATTAACTCTCCATCAACTCCTTTGACAGGTTCTTTTGGCGTATCGAATACAGGTAACCCATAAGTGTCAATGTATCCCTCGTAGTTCCATTCCATAGGTATGAACAAAGAATATAGTCCTGAGCCAGTTTGTCCGTTGCGGTTTCTTTTCTTAACATCCGAATTATCGTATAGTTTTTTAAAGTTAGCTCCACCTTTTTCTAAAGCGTTTGATGTTGATCCCATCATACACTTACCGATCACTTTGCTACCTAGCCTTAAACAGGTCTTTGTAACTCGCCAGTTATTTAAAATATTATCTGGCTTTTCCCATTTTCCACTTTCATCGTGTACTAGTAGTTTTAATTTTTCTCCATCATAACTGTTGTCCCCTGTGTTCTTCCAGTCAATTGTAGTATCTAACCCTACAAGTTCTTCAAGCTGTTCATTTGAGTCCAACTTCTTTCTAGTTAACTTACTTGCCGGTATTCTATACGCTAACTCAGTTTTCGGTCTATCCATACCATCTTGTATGGGTTTAAAAAAGAAAGGGTAGTTTATAGAAATCGGTACAACTTTATCTGTAAACATTTTTTTAGCATCTGC